AAGGAGTATACTATAATGAAAAAAGAATTTGTAATGAGAGGGCAAACAGCAAGCGGCTTAACTGAAGTATTAGAATTTGGGGCCAGAACTGATGAAAATAAGAATATGGCTTATAGAATGACAGAGTTTAATTTGTATCCAAGCACTGGCATAGGTAGTCAACAATTCGAAATAGCAGCAACTGTTACAGCGGCTAAAACATTTGAAGACCCATCTAACCCTAATTTTGATAATGATGGGTTGATTGCTACATCTTTTTTAACATCGGGTGGTTCTGTCCAATTACCATCACCTTTAGTTACTGTTGTAAATGATACATATATGATTACACAGAATTTAATTTTGGCTGTTATAGATTCACATGCAGGTTCACCAATGGCAGTTAACTGGCAATGTAGGTTCGAAGCAGTTAAAATGAGTGATTCAGAAACAGCAGTAACTAATTATAAACAGTTTACGATATTTGATGAGTAAAATCTATCACATAGAATTAGACTATGTGTTAATTGAAAAAATATGTATGCGAGTTGTTTTAGCAGCTCTCGCATATAACTGCGGTTTTGGACTCTAGCCCATATCTACTAGAGTCCTGACACCGTTTACCCCCCCTATTCTTGGTATTCTAAAGGTTTTAAACGCTCAATTGTTATCTCAATTGAGTTAAAGCAGTGCCGACAGTAAGATTTTTGATTACACCATTCTATCTTACCTGAATGAATTCTACCTTCGCATCTATCACAAATCATTTTAACACCGGTAGATTCTTTGCGTCACCTTGTGTTCCTTTAGGTTGATCACAACCCCAACACTGTTCATATTGTATATGATTTTGTTTTCCACATACCAAACAGTTCCACATATCAGTATATTTCTTCAAATATTCTGCTAAAGCCATTCTCACTATGTGAGATGCTGGTTTACTTCCTTGATGTGCTAGTTTATCTATTAAATCAGATTGTTTTGATTCAATAGTAAACGAACGTGCTATTATTCCTAGTCGTCTTCGTCCCATATCTGATTTACCACAGGAATTAGGCTATATAATAATATTATTATTAAATAATAAGAAAAAGAATAACCTAATAAAATAATATTTTATGGAATTATCTCATCATCAATTAAAAAATAATAATATGATAATAAGTATTTTGAGCATAAACTAGAGGTTGTCAACCTTAAGTAGACAACTTCAGGTTGTATAGTATGGCAAAAAGTGACACGTTCTTTCTAAGAACAAACTTAACTAGCTCAGGAACTACCTATGTTTCTGATGATATCGATATTTCGGCATTCACAAATCCTTCCCAAGGCAGGGTCTTAGTTGTAGATAAAGGCTTCATAACTTTCTCAACTGATTCAAATGGACCAGTTAAACAGTCAGATATTGACTCAGTTATCGGAGATCGCTCTATGGGCGCTCAAGTATGTTCCGAAAAACAAACAAGTTTAGTCGCTATGGATAACAATTCATTGTTTATGAAATCTAATCTTTACGCTTCAAACACCGTTAATGATGCTGGTGGAGCTGGAGTAATGGGCTTAATGGAACAGACAGATGCGCTAAATCCAGCAGAATTTGTCTCTGGATTTATCATACCAACCGACGCTATACACTGTGGAATCGACTCTACAGTAGCTTGGACAGCAGAACTTGATGTAGGCTTCCTGTTTGAAGTCCACACAGAAAAGCTATCACTACGAAGAATTCAAGAATTATTAGTAAGTCTCACCGCTAATTAATAATGGTTAGATACAAACCGTCTCAGTTCACTAAACGTGAACTTGAGATAATGGTATCAGCTTTCGCACTAGACAAAGGTCTAGACTTCCTTACTGGAGGTAAATTAAACAAATACAGCCGCAAAGCTGCAATTAAGATAGTTAAAACAACATTACCTATAGCTCTTAGAGTAGCTGGTAGCGTTGGGGCTAGCACTGCTAGAGCCGCTGTGCCATTAGCAACCAATCCATTTTTGGCTGGAACTGCAATTGGGTTAGGAGCTTTGCAAACGGAACAGGGACAAGATTTACTTGCAGCAGCAGAGGAACGTGGCAGAATGGATCGTATTAGATTCGAACAGGCTTTAACAGATTTGGAAGTCGGGGTGGGAAGAACCAAAACAAAAGTCAAATCTAAGTTTAATAAATCGATAGCTAAAGGAATGTCTGTGGTGAAGGCTAGCACATCATTCGGCAAAAAAGGAACAATTTCTAATGCTAAAAAGGCTTTTAGCGTAGTAACTAAGACTGCTTCAGCGGTAAAAAAGACTGGAAAAGTAGCAAAAAGCGGTATTAAGCGTAAAATAGGATTAGCAATAAGGAGTATACTATAATGAAAAAAGAATTTGTAATGAGAGGGCAAACAGCAAGCGGCTTAACTGAAGTATTAGAATTTGGGGCCAGAACTGATGAAAATAAGAATATGGCTTATAGAATGACAGAGTTTAATTTGTATCCAAGC